CAGAAAACTACCGTCCGAGAGCTAATTACCGTTCTCAAGCTCGTTAATGAGACGAGCGCGGGCTTGCGCGATATGCGCAAGTCAGAGAGGCAGGTAAAAAAGCACCAGGAAACCCTGACGAAGATAGTCCGCAAGGAGAGCAAAAAGAGGGAGCGAGACGCCCGGGGTCGCTTCGTTAGTGGGAAGAAGACGGTCAGTCCGCTGAAGACGTCCTCTGGGTTCCAGCCCTGGCCCCGATGGGAACAAATGAAGGCGAAGTCCGCCCGTGCGACGCGTCTGCACCGTGCCAAACAGGCGGCTAATAGGAACCAAGAACGCGCGTTCCGGGCGCACCAGCGAAGGAACTATGGGGCGGGCCTACGTCTGCGCGACACCCTTGAGATGCGCCGGGTGCCTCTAAAACTGCGCGAGACCCTTGAGATGCGCCGACCCGGTCTGCCCCCTGGCATTGGGCGGATTAGTAAGAAGACTATCAAAATGCCAGCGATCCACTCGGGTCGTCGGCAGGGGCCTATGCGGCAGGCTCCCTGGAAGAATGCGGCTACGGGTGTCAGTACCCTCCCGTTTATGGGAGCCCAAGGGGGCACGGGGCAATTCGGTCCTTTCGGAGGGCCGACTGAGCTTCCGACGCTTCGCCGGGTGCTCCTAAAAACGAGAACGCTAGAACTAGCCGCCTCAAAACTGACGTGGAAGGAAAAAACGCGTCTGACGAGGAAGGGTCTGAATGCCCGCTGGCGCTACTTCAAACTGCAGATAAAGAGAGAGGCGTTTCTAGCGAGAGCGGCAGGTGGCGGCGGCGGGTTCGGCGGCGGCGGGTTCGGCGGCGGGCGCAGGGGTCGCAGGGGTCGCAGGGGCGGCTTCTTGGGGCGGCTTGGCCTCGGGGCGGCGGTTGGCGCGGGAGCCGCACTGGCACTCCCCGCAATAGGCGGCATCGTCGGCGGGAGGATCATACAGAGAACCGCGGACGCTGCGGACATCGCAAAGGTGCGTTCCGATCAGGCGGGTACTTCTTCGCAGAAGATCCAGGAACTGGAGTTCATTAGCGACATCGTAGGTACGAAGTTCCCCGAGGTGATTACGGCACTCCGGCGCGCTTCCGATAACGCCATCGACGCTATCAAGGGCAAGGGCCAGGGCGTCGAGCAGTTCGGAGCACTCGGCCTGCTGGGCGACATCGCGAACAATAAGTACAAAGACTCTATGGACCTCCTCGAAGCCATCATGAAGGCGAGAGAGCAGGGGAACTTTAGTAAACTGGAACTCCAGTGGCTCGACACGGTGTTCGGGCGTTCGGGTTCCAAGAACATGGGCCCCATGCTCAGCATAGGGTCGAAGGCGTTTGCGGCGCTTAGAGAAGAGGCGCAGGCGTACGGGCTCGTGGTGAGTGAGGACCTCACTGACGCCTCTCAGAAGTGGAACGATGAGATCGTCCGCATGAGGGGCATCGCGAAGGGACTTCGGAACGACATTGCCGAGGACCTCCTGCCCGTGTTTACGACGATGCTGGAGGCGTTCCGCTTTTGGTTCCTGGCAAACCGGAAGCTCATCAAGCAGGGTCTGAGTGGGTACATCGAGAACCTCTCTAAGGCGTTTGGTGTGTTCCTCAAGCTGGCAGACCGGCTGGATCGCGTTATCGTCCAGATGGGCGGTTGGGGTGAGGTAACCGGGGCTCTCGCAAGCGCCTTCACCTTGCTGGCTGGGGCTCTCGTGTTGGGAGGCGTGCATTTCGCCGTCGTCAAGCTAGCCACGTTCCTTGCGGGTAAAACGGTGTACGCGGCGATAGCGGGCACGTTGGCCTGGGGGAAAGCTGTGCTCGGCTTCGGCGTTGCCGCGAACGTAGCCTTCGCACCCATCTACGCGCTCCTCGGGCTCCTAGCGGCTATAGCTGCGATTTTCGAGGACCTTATGACCGAGGTCCAGGGGGGTGAGAGTGTCCTCGGCAACTATTTGATTGTCGGCACGGGAGATAACGTCATCGAAGAAGGTATCAAGTCAAGCCTCACCGGGGGTAATTCGGGGGGTCAGTTCTTCGGGGGTATGAACCAGGGCGCGAACCCTGCGCTCGCCGCGAGTCTGAAGTCGATGGGCGGCTCCCCTGCGCCTGTGTCTTCGGTGAACAACACCAGTAGCAGCAGCAGCAGCAGCACAACTATCAACAACCCTCAGAACATCAAGAACATGACAGCGACGGTCGGCGCGGCCAACCTGTACCGAAACACGGCTAACAACTGATGCAGATAATCCACCCAGACGGGCGCGTACTGGAACTCGATTCCGTTACTAAGGTGAGTATCACGGAGGGAGCGAGTCCCGCCCTGCACCCGATTGAGAGTCTCTCGCCCGCGTCGGATCACGTAGAACTGAATACGACCACAATCGCCGTGTCCGCTGTTATCACGGAAAACCCCACAAGGAAGCAGAACGACAGGACCTTGTGGCAAGAGGGCAACCCTCGAAGCGTACTTACGGGCATAACAGGTCCTCCGCGCATCGAGGCGGCTCTCGCCTTTTTGCGGGACTGCGTAGGCGAGTACCTCACCCTCTGGGCGTTCCGAGGACCTTACTACGAGAACTGCCTGCTCACTGCATGGCCCCATGATTGGGACATTAAGCAGGCGCACACCGTCTCGCTTTCGTTCACTATTGCACGTCGGGTCAATGTGGCCCTTGTGGATGTGCCGCCGTCGAGCGCCGCGCCTTCGAGTTCTAAGAAAAAGAAGGAGAAGGGCGAGGGCGGTACTGAGGTCGCTCCCAACAAGAGTCTGCTCAAGGAAGGTGTTGAGGAAGTAGGCGCGGCGGCTAAAGCCGGAGGGCGTTGGCTCCTCGAAAAGATGGGTGGTCCCCCCTCATGACTAAACGACGGAAGGGCTTGACATGGCGGAAATACTAAGTCTCTCGGCAGAAGACCCTCACTTCACAAAGACGTTTACGCTAGAGAGTGTCCAGTACCTCCTGGAGTTTCGCTGGATTGACAGGAGGCGCAGTTGGTATGTCGACGTATCTCTTGCGGACGGTACGCCTATCGCCTTTGGGCGCCGCGTGGCGGCGGGGGGTGTGTTGGTGTGGGATATGAACTTGTACGACAGCACCTCGGTCTCCGGGGGTGTGTTGTTCGCTATAGGCAAAGACCGCTACGCCCGAGAGGACCTCGGCGTAGATGGGGGCGTCCAGATCGTGTATGCCCCTCGCGATCAATGGGAGGTTGCTTTTCCGCCTTCCGTCGATGAGGCGGTGAGGATTACTCCGGTATGACGATGATGCGCGGCATCAAGGTGCGTTGTGGTGCACCGGGCGAAAAGGGTCTTGAGTTTGGCAATGAGCCCAAGCAGTCAGGGCACTACATCTCGTTTGGCACAGAGTCCAGGGACACGGGCACTCCGGGGGAGTGCTCCCTGTCTATTCTGAACTTGAACGACTCGTCCCTCTCGGTGTTTGAGAGTGACAAGAACAAGTGCACCGTCCGTGTCGGTCACTATGACACGGGTCTCTCGACGGTCTTCCAGGGCAACCCGGATCCGAAGACGCTCGTCATGAAGCGCTCGGGTGGTGATTGGTCCATGGACATCGTGATTCGCGACGGCGGTCGGCAGATGGACCTCAGTAGGTTGGACCTCAGTTTTCAGAGGACCACGCACGGAGATCAGGTCCTGGACGAGATTATCGCCGCCACGGGGCTGGGCCGCGGTCAGATTGAGCTAGGGCGCATCGACTTCCCTCGGCGCTTCGTCTTTAACGGTCCCGCGCGCCGTGCCCTTGACCTGCTGGTCAGTAAAAGCGCCACGCGAGGCCCTGCAGCGCTGCGGTGGTTTATCCGCGACGGCAACCTCTATATCCTTCCGAAAAACAAAATTACAGTCGAGTCCGCGGTGGTTTACTCTGCGCGACACGGGACGCTCGTGGGCAGTCCCACTGCCACAGACCAAAACGGCGTGCAGTTTACGGGCGTCCTGGTCGACACCACGTTGCGCGTGGGGCGTGTAGTTCGGCTAGAGTCAAGGCGCTTCACAGGTCTCTACAAAGCGGTGCAGGTAGGGTTCCAAGGGTCCAACTACGGGCAGGAGTTCTACACCACCGTCAAAGCGGTACCGTATAAATAGGAGAAGGCATGCAGCAGTCAGATGTCAGCGGGATTGAGCTAATAGCGAGAGTAGCTGGCGCTATCGTAGAGCAGGTTGAGACTGTGATGCCCGGGAAGGTAGTCTCCTACGACGCTAGCGAGGAGACTCCGCGAGCTACCGTGCAACTGTCCATCAAGGGGCACCGCTTCTCCGAAACGGACAACGACATCATCGAGACCTACGAGATGGGCCTTGTTAATGGCCCTGTGGTGCACTTCGGGGGAGCAGGAAACGCCGTCTACACTCCCCTGGTCGCGGGCGACGACGTGCTCGTCCTCACTGTCTCCAGAGATATCGACAACGCCGTTGGGGGCGCGACGCTCCCCGCGGAGCCCGCCACAACGCGCAGGCACCACGTCATGGACGCCTTCATCCTACCGGCACCCTGGCTCGGGGTGGGTAGCGCGCTGCGGACGTCGTCGACAGCAGGCGCCATGGTGCTCAGCGGCGTCATCCAACTCGGCGCGGGCGCAGCCGCCGAGGCGCTTACGACGACGCCGAAGGTGCTCGCCCGCTTAAACGCTATCGAATTGGCCCACAACAGCGGGGTGAACCTCACGACAGGCCTCCCCGTGACGTCCTTGACGCTGACGGTGCCGGGTGACCTGCAGGCGGACCCCAGCATCAAGGTGAAGGTCTAATGGCGAGAGGGAACGCACTCCCTATGGTTCCCGATGAGCTTCTGCCCCCCGCGGAGAGGGAGCCGGAAGAGGTACGGTTCATCGCAGAGCCTCGGCACCACCGCGCGATTGACGTCTTCATGGAGACGCATAGCGTGAAGCAGGTCGCCACCGTCCTGGGAAGGGGCGGCAAACCCGCGACCATCGCGAACGCGTACTCGTTCACGCGACACCCGTGGTTTTTGGAGCAACTAAAGAAGAAGGGCTTTGTGGCTATCGACCCCCAGGAACTAGGGCAGTCGATTGCTGTGGGCGCGGGCGTGCAGGCGTTGGCGCACCTTGAGTCGCCTGAGCTATCGGTAGATGCCGTTAAGAAGCTGGGCGAGTTGGGCATCAAGCTCATGGACGCGGGCAAGGGGAGTGCCGGTGGGAACGTCCACGTAGGCAACATCCTCGCTCTCGACCTCCGGGGGCTCTCCGTAGAGGAGATGAGGCAGATGCTGGGGGGCTCCGCGGCGGACGCCGCCTCGGACGTCATCGACACAGACTGGAGCGGGAGTTGAGTCTACGCGCTCTTTTGGCTTGGCTGCTCATGGCGTGGATTGCGTGGAAGGATGGTAGGGATGACGACGACAACCCTGGAGAGTGGTAGCCACCCCGCCTCCGTGATACGGTAGCGAGCGATGGCACGGCTTACTGCTCACGATTTCCTCCTTGTGGATGGAGACCTCCCCGATGGCTTTACGCCATTGGTGCTTGCAGAGCAGGCGATAGCGCAGCGTGTTTGGTTGCGCCTCTCCATCCACCGCGGGGAGTGGTTCATGAACCCCAACGCGGGTCTTCCCTGGGCTGACTGGATGAACACGGCGATGACGCCTGGGCTACAAGCCGTTATCGAGAAAGAGATACGCAAGCAGGTCTCTACGGTTCCCGGCATCGCTGCGGTGACCTCGGTCAAGACGACCTGGAACCCGACCACGTCTTCTATCGCAGGTGTGATAGAAGCTCGCCTCGCGGAGCAGGTTTTCGAGCTAGAGTTCAGCGTGTCCAATGCGCGTTATGGAAACGCGCACCCCCGCATCACGCAACGGCTCGCAAAACTGCGCGCTATCTACCCGAGGTAGTACATGCCCCTTTCTCCCTCCGGCCTGACGCTCCCCACCCAGGCGCAGATTATTGATGCGATGGTGAGCGACTACGAGGCGTTGACGGGTCTCGTTCTAGACACCACACGCACCGACGACCAAGCGACGATGATCTCCATCAGCATCGTGACCGACCGCATCGCGGCTTGCTACGAGGCACTCCGAGGCATCTACGACGGCACGAACATCGACGCCGCGGAAGGTGTCCAGTTGCAAGATGGCTCTCGGCTCGTGGGCGTCGACCCCGACCCGGCGAGCTACTCCACAGCGACGGTAAGTTGCCTGGGCACCAACGGGACCGTCATCCCCCAGGGGACTATCGTAGAGGGAGGCGGCGACGATGACGACGCTCGCTGGACGACTACCTCTGACATCACTATCGCGGGCGGGTCTACCGACGTGCTGGTGCAGGCTCAGATAGCGGGACCCACCGTCGCGGCTGCGTCGTCTATCAACAAGATCGTCACTGCGGTCGCTGGGTGGACATCGGTCACTAACGCCGCAGAGGCAACACCTGGGCTTCTACGAGAAAGCGACTCGCTGCTGCGGAGGAAGAGGCGCGCGAGTCTCACTGTTCGCGGTTCGAGTTCTAGTTCCAGCGTGCTTGCGAACCTACTCGCGCTCGACTACGTCAACGAGGCTGTCGTCATTCAGAACGCGAGCAACGCTACGGCAGTCGTCTCTGGTAAGACCCTGGACGCAAACGCCATCTGGGTGTTCTTGAACCCCGTGCTTACGGCGGCTCAGCAGGACTCGGTCGCCGCGCTTCTTCATAAGAAGGTCGCAGCAGGGACGCAGATGATGAACTCCGGTGGCGGCACCGCGGTCGTCAAGCAGGTCACTGACGAGGGCAAGAGCACGAGCAGGCAGGTCAGTTGGGACTCGGGCAGCGCGCAGGGTATGTACTTGACCGTTTCCGTGGATCTGGCACCTGGGTACGTGGCTGCGGACGTCGAGCCGGGTATCCAGGAGGCTCTCGTGGAGTTCTTTACTAGCTCCCTGGGCATGGGGTCCACCCTGACAGAGTATGGGATGATACAGGCAATCGTACTTCGAGGCGTAGAGGGGCTAGAGTCGGTCTCCGTTGGCGCAGGGATTCTCCCTTCTACTATTGTCGCGCTGCCCTACACCCCGTCTATCGACGTCACGCTGACCTTGACGGCTAGCAACATCATGCTCGTGGTCATCTGATGTCGGGACCTGATTCCAACCTGGAGTGGGACGGTCCTTCTCAAAAACACCTGGAGATGGTGTATGAGTCGGACCACGAGGCTATTGCCGTCTCAAGGCTCCCTGGTGTTCTGCGTAACAACCTGCACATCAGGCGGCTCACTATCACCCTCGCACGTGCGGTGCAGCGGCTCGAAGACGACGTCTTCGGTGTCTACGAAGGCACTACCCTCGGGATGGCACAGGGAGTCTCTCTCGACCGCTGGGGCGCGTTGGTGGGAGAGCCCCGGGGGAGCCTCGTTTCCGACGCGGACTACCGACCGGTAATCGAGGCTCGCATCCTTGCGAATAACTGCGACGGCACCGTAGACGCTTTGATGCGTGTTATGGAGGCTGCTCTGCAACCTGTTATCTGCATAGAATACTTCGATCTGTTCCCAGCCGGTTTTCAGATCCAGGCGTCCAGAGAACAATGGATGAGCGAGGAGAGACGTAGTCGCGTGCGCGCTATCCTCGAAGACGCCACCTGCGCAGGGCGCCTCGCTCTGTGGGTGGAGGCTATCTCTGGAGGTTTCGGACCCCCTTCTAGTTGCGTGGGGAACACGTTCACTGGACCACTTGCGCGCGTCATCTAGTAGACTGGAGCCCCATGCCTGCCCCCACACAACTTCCGAGTCATGACTCTAACCTGACGAACCAACCCGCAGCGTACCCATCGGCGCTGCAGTCGGACGGGTTCCCAGAGAAGTACAACGCGCCAAACACTATCTGGAACTACCTTTTCCATTGGGCCCTGGCGTGGATTAAATGGCTGTCTGGCGGGACTACGCTTCTCTACAGCCGTGCTTCGGAGGGCGCGTTTAATGACGCCCCCGCAGGGACCGCGGAGGAGGTTATTGCCACATACACCTTGCCTGCGGGCACTTTCCCGTCATCAGGTAAGGGGAGGCTGCGCGTTCGAGCCGTCTACGACATTCAAGCGGTAGGGAGCGCCAGCGCCGTTCAACTTCGCCTTCGAGCCGGGGGCCTCGCGGGCCTCGTCCTGTCGAACTACAATTTGACTTCTTGGGGAGTTAATACGACAGGTCAGATTGAACTCGAAGCTGACTTGAGCGGCGAGTCCAACGGCGGCGTCGGTTTCTCCGGCAACTGCACGGATAAGACAGCCGCGCGACACGGAACGTCCCCGTCCAACTTCGAGCACAATATCGACTTCCTCTATAACCCCGCATTCAACACAACCGCCGCACAAGATATTGTGGTCACAGTAGAGTGCACTGCGGCTGCGCTGACTACAGCGTACCTTTCTCAGTTCCAGGTCGAATTCGGCCTTGTCCAGTCGTCTTAGGAATAAAGCATGTCAACCACACCTGTTACGACAGCCTACGGTCTCGCGCCGTCTCAGTTGAGCACCCTGCAGGGTGAGCTAGAGGCGGGCCGGAACCCACAATGGGTTCTACAAGACGAAGCGGAGCAGCTTCTCGCCCCTGTCGAGAACGATGCGGGTGTGACCCTGACCAACGGGTCGGACGGCGCTGCTATCCAGGCGCCTTTCCGCATCGGCGTGCGCCACGTGGCGGCGTATCGGACGGTGATTGTAAATATCGACACCGTATCGAACACCACGCAATACGACGTGTCAATTACGACCAAAAGCGGTTCCCACACGGGTACTTACACGTCAGACGGAACTGCCACCGCGCAGGAGATCGCTGACGGGCTAAAGGCCAACATCGACGCCAACGGTACTATCGGACCCGACCTGACTACGTTTAGTGAGCAGGACCCGGACTCCGGCGCGTACCGTCTGCGTATCATCGGAGACCCTCACTCCGCGAACCAGGGCAGTTCAGACTTCACCGTCACGGGGTGGGCAGTCGGAGCGAGCGCCAACGGGGTTGAGCTAGGCGTCAAGGGCGACCCTGCCTACGTGGAGGCTGTCTTCTGGGGCCTCGGCGGGGGTGCGGAGGGCGCGGGTCAAGAGACCGGCATCCACCAGCGTATTCCGTTCGTGGCGGGTCCTGGCGGCACGGAGGAAAGCTCAGGCTGGAGCCGGATTACTGGCGTGCCTAAGCCCGGTGCCGTGCCTGTGGTGGACCTAGACGGTCTCGTATACGTGCCCTTCGGTGGGCTCCTTGACCGTCTTGACGTTCGGGGGCTGCAGAGGGTTCACATTCAGCTTGTGCACATCGAGGGTCCTGCGGGGGACCACGCGCACGTCACCCTTCGAGATCCCCTCGTGCTCATCGGACCCGCTCAGCGTGAATCCGCGCGGGCGTACGGAACCTAGAGCCCCTGGAGCGTCGCGTTATGTCTACAGGTGAATGGCTTTCGGCACATTGGTGGGAAGTAGTAGAGGCCCTTTGGCCTCTCTTCCTGGTCCTCTTAGGGGGGCTTGTGAGCGGTGGTGCGTGGGCCACTGCGATGGTCATCTACCTGCGGAGGATCGCAGATGACGGGCGGCGTACATGGCTTCTGGTGCTGCACCACAAGCATAGCCCCGTCGACCAGGAGACAGGGGAGGGCGGGGAAGTCCTCTTCGACCACACGGCGATGACCCCCTCTTCCGACGCCTTTCCTGGTCTCCAGTAGCCTGCCGAGAACCGTCCGGTGGGTGCACGGGTAGCTGTGCTACTTTGCGCGCTCATCGAAGGAGACCTATGTCACAAGACCAGCCGCAGTGGGTATTTGACTTCGCAGAACAACTACGCGCGTGGTTCGCAGAGAACCCCGGGGCGGGGAGAGGCAGGCTCCAGGAGCATCTTCTATTGCACACCGGGCAGGTGTGGTCCGATTACAAAGCAAGGCGCCTCCTGGACTTTGTCCGTGGTCGTCCAAGCGACTGGCGTGGCAAGCCGATAAAGCGTACGCCAGAGCCGTCTGAGGTCGACACGGACGAGGTCCCAGGGGAGGCGCCCTCCGAGAGCGCCGTGCACACGGACATGGGTGGTCGGCACCTGTTTGAGTGGGTGGACCGTGGTGTCCGTCGCTCTGTAGTCCTAGAAGAGGGCGCCTTGCGTGCCATGATTCGAGACTACGTCGCGACGTCCGAGGGTGGCGCGGGAAAGTCGATGCACCAAGTTGCCGTGCGCCACGGGTTGACGAGGCGCGACTTCTGGCGCATCAAGTCGGCCTACGGTCTGACCAAACAACACGAGCCCTTCACGCACAACGACCTTCGAGACGAGCCTCTTGACAACCTCGTGGAAGACAGCCTCGCGTTGAAGCGCAGGGCGCTTGCGGAGCGAGTAGAGAGGGAGAGCCTGCAGGACCTGCGTCGTCTCGCCACGAAGTGGCTTCGCCTGGAGGCGGGTCTTCTGGACCCTCTGCAGGGCATCCTACAAAACGTCGTTGGTGCGCTACCTGCCGCGAGCGCGTTCCCTGACGCCCCGGCTCCGCGTAGTCACATCGTTTTCTTTCAGCCGTCCGACCTGCACTTCGGTCTTCACGTCGAGGCAGGCGCCAGCTACATGCGGCGTGGCTACGACCGAAGGGAGGCGGCATGTCGCTTCCGGCACGGTGTTACCGAGGCAGTGCGGCACGGCGAGAGCGCTTTTGGAAAGCCTGACTACCTTCTCCTGGGTGTAGGTGGCGATGCAGCGCACATCGACAATATGCACGGCGCCACCACGTCGATGAAGCACACGCAGGACATGGACGGCAGGCCGGATACGCTCCCTAAAGAATTGATCGAGCTTTACATCGACGTGGTGCAGTATCTCCTGGAGCAGGGCATCAAGGTGCACCTGGAGTGCATCCCAGGGAACCATGACGAGTTACTGTCCCGTGCCCTCATGGCGGCGCTTTGGGCGGCTTACAGGCAGGACGAGCGCATTAGTTTCGGCAACTTCTCCGCGAGCTACTCCATGCACCTGTACGGGGACACTCTTGTCATGGGGCACCACGGGCACGGGGAGCGAAGCGCAGTCGACCTCGCGTCGACAGCGGACGCGTGGTTGCGGGAGGTGAATCGGAGCGCCGCGCACAGGCTTGCCTTCACGGGCAACTTGCACCATCTCAAGGTCCACGAGGACTCGGGGATTATGCTCATCCAGCAACCGAGTCCCGCCGAGTCGGATAGCTGGCATGAGGGCAAGGGGTATGTGGACTCCCGTCCTGCCTGCATCGCGGCGTATATCTCTCCCACGGATGGTCTTCTTAGCCTGCGCTACATCGGCTTCTAGCTACACGGTGTATGAGATAGACTCTCTCCCTCACTTCAATCGGAGACTCTAATGAGCGCTACCTACCCCGGATACTACCCCGGCATTCTCATCCAGCCCGCCGTGGCGTGGTTCAACACTCCCGTGACAAAGAGTTCCTCTGTGGCTCCTACGCCCGGTACTGCGGACCCTGTGTCTATGGGGGAGTTCGGGATCATCAGCATCATGGAGCCGATGACCATCGACCACGCTCATCTGCATCAGATTAAAGATGGGGGTTCCGGTACGACGACGCTTGAGCTTTTTCGTCAGCGGGACGGTGTCCGAGAGAAGGTCGGCGGCGTATCGCTCGCGCACGGTGCAGGGGACTTTGCTAGGCACGAGTTCACTGTGAGTGACAAACTTCTCCAAGAGGGTGACTTGCTTTACCTGCAGGCGACTAGCGTCATGACCGCGGCGCATCACCCGCGCGGCTTTGTCGACGTGCACTTCGTTCCTCTGCGTAAGTGAGTCTGGTTGCGCGCAGGGGGGACTCTCCGCTAGCGTCCTCGTATGCAGATCCACACAGTACCTGCCCTCGTTAGCCTTCCCATCGAAAAAGAGGACATCTCTATCGGTGGGGAGCCCTGGGACGGGGAGCCCCCTGTCTTTTGGGTGCCCGCTTTTGCACGTAAGGAGGACGCTGTCCGGTTTGCTCGCGCCGTGGGGGTGCCCGTTCGCCTGATCGAAGAGGGGGAAGCGAACTTTCCGCTTTCTCGTGGGGTGTCCGAATGACTATTCCGCATGTAGCTATCTCTGTGGGGCACCGGAAGGGTGCTCAGGGTGCGCGCCACGGCGACTTGACCGAGTGGCTCTACAACTCGGTTGTCGCAGAGATGCTCAAGGGAGCGCTCTCGGAGAGGGGCCTGGAAAGCGTCGTTGTGTTTCGACCCGACAGGGCGTCTTACAGGGGGTCGGGGGATAAGCGCGTGCGCGTGGGTCCTTACATGCGTCAGGTGGAGGCAGTTGCCGCCTCGGGGGCGCTCGTCGCGATAGACCTTCACTTGAACGCCGCGGAGTCGAAGTGGGCGAGGGGTCGTCTCTTCCTGAGTTCCGGCAGCGAAGGGAGTCTGCTCCTGGGTAGTTGCCTGCGCGCCTCTCTAAACGCGACAGTGCCCGCACAGGACAGGGGTATTGAGGTGCGCTCTGTAGAGCAGAACGGGGGTCCCTTCCTTCATTTGCCCCCGATGCCGTGCATCCTCCTGGAGCCCTGGTTCCTCTCGAACTCAGAGGACAGGCAAGACATCGTGTGGTATCAAGCCATGTATGTAGAGGCCCTCGCTGACGGTCTCGTTTCCTACTTCTCCACAATCGGCGCCTTGTAGCGTCTCGAAGGAGCCCCATGTCTGGCAAGCAGCTTGTAGACGCCTCCGCGCGCCTTAACCCCGCCATCACACAAATTGCCATCCCCGCTCCCGGTGTCACCGGCAAGCCCTTCGCGGCGCCTCGGCTATGGCACGCGGCGCACGCCAACAACCTGCGCAAGATGATGTCGAGTGCGGGCTACGAGGAGATCAAGTACGAGTCGGCAGAGAACGACGGTCGCGGTGCTGTTCTTTCCTTTGCGAACTACAGTCTCGACGCGATCCCCGGAGACATCCCGGATCCCGTGCAGGCTTATATCAACGAGCATCTCGCGGGGCGTCTCCTGGAAACTCTCCGTTTCTTCGCGAACGCGACAGCCGGTGTCCTCGATGTACTCGACGACATCTTCCCTCAGATCGCCGTGGTCACGGTGCCCGTCATCTTCGCCATTGACAAAGCGGGCGACCTTGTCGACGCCGCAGAACAGGACTGACATGCCAAAGCCTGCCTTGCTTCAATCTAATCGTTTCGCCCTCATCACAATCGGTATTGTCTTCGCCCTGGGACTTGTAGCCATCGTGGCTGTCAACCCCGAGGTCGAAGAGTTCGCGAAGTGGATCGGCGGTCTCGTTGAGCTTCTTATCGGCTGGGGCCTCAAAGTCGATACGGACAGGCGCATGGGCGGGTCCCGTGAGCCCACTACGCGTTCTCAGGACTAGCGCGCTACCGGGTTCTGGCGTACCCTGGACCCTGCACCTCTAGGAGTATGTTCGATGTCTGCAGTCTTTTCTCCGAAGTCCACTGCTGTCCGAAGCCCCGCACGGGGCTCTACTGGCATCGGCAATCCCGTCGCGCAGGGGGGTCCTGAGCTAATTACGCTCTCTGGCGCCACCGCGCTCACGGCGACAGCGTCCCCCTACCCAACCTCGGACGCGTTCCTTCCGAGGCAGCGCCTTCTGGTGCGCGCCATCGGGGGTGATATGTGGGTCACCACGGACGGCTCGACGCCTACCGCGAACGGTAGTGTGGGATGGAAGATTCTCGCCAACGAGAGCCAGGAGTTCAGCGGCGCCAGCGTCGTATACGGCATCCCTGACGCGACGACGTCCGCAACAGGAGCCGTCGTCTGGGAACTCGGGCCGGAGCGCTAGATGTCCATACTTGGCATGCTAGGCAACCGACCCGCGCCGTCGTCAGGTGGGGGTCCTACTCCTCCCGCGTCCACCGTCATCTGGTCGGTCGATTTTTCCACGGTGGGTGACCACGATTTCAACACAGACGGGACGACTCTGGCCCTGAGCGGGGTCACGTTCACGGCGAAAGACGTGGCGAACTCTTCGCAATTCGAGGTCGACGGCGGTCTGCTCAAGATCAACCCGAATAGCTCCATCGGCCACGCTGGCGGGTACGACAACGCCCCCGAGATCAGCGCCTCATGGGCCGATCTGATGACAGCCGGTGCGGCCTCTGGCTCGTTCGACCCGGCGAAAACCTACGTGTGGAGGTGCATATTCAACACCGCGATCACTCCGGTCGGCACGGGTGGCCCGATCTGCGGGATAGCGACGGATGTCGCAGTACCCAATAAGGACCTCTCCCATCAGGCCAACGGCGGCGGCTGGCGATTCAACAAAGGCGGATCCACGGGCTCGTCTTACACGGACGTCTACAGCCGGACGAGCACAGGCGTTCCCGGCTCGTTTCGGAATATGGCGGTCGTCTACGGGCAGGGCACTTTTGCGGCTCTGGCAAGCTCCACCGACACGAACGCGGGCGAAGCGTTTGGTGGAGTCCCTATTTGGGCTGGCTACATCGGGCCACCGGCTACCAACAGCGTTGGATATTTCTACCTTTCGGGCTCGCCCTACTTCGATCTCACCGCAGTGGGAGCAAAGGCATACGTCGGTGCTTGGCACTGGGGCTCGGCATCAATGGGCGTTATTGAGATCGCTTCCATTGAACTGCACGAGGTGGGCTGATGGCTTCTTTTGTCTCCGCTCTCATGGATCACGGCGCGGGCCGCACCATTCAGATCGACAGCCTTGATCCGATTATCGGGACCTGGGTCGAGTCTGAGGACACGCTCACGGGCGACATCTCCCTCCGGGTGTACGCCTCGGAGGCGTTCTCTTTTGTTGCCGTCGTCCATTCCGACGACACCGTGACGAAGCCTCTGTCCGCTTCTGGCTACATCATCACGGTGACGAGATGAGCGAGGCGTGATTCGCAGGGTCGACCTCGGGCTGCGGACCCTTACGGTTGGTAGCCTGGACCCTCTGGGGGCAGTGGTCGTTTGGGGCAACGACGGCGGCGACATCAGCGCCGAAGTACAGGTTCTCGACTCTGTCCCGTGGTCTTTTGTCCTCGTTGTGCACCCCGATAACAGCGTGACCGTGCCGTCCGAGGCAGACAGTCTAATCATAGACGTGTCTTAACGGGCGCCCCCTCGCCCTAGTTTGCCCGCCCCAAAGAGAGCGAGTCCCACGGCGTCCCAGACATCGGCCTGCGCGTTCCCGTAGTCTCGCGCCTCTAGCGCATCCAGGGCACCGCGGGTCAGCGCGCGGCGTATTCTCCTGTGGTGCACTGGCTTGGGTACGTTCCCCTTCCACGCGTGCGGTCGGTACAGACGCACTTCGTAGCCCAGGGGGCGAAGCTCGGAGAGAAGTCTATCCGCTAGCTTTTCCAGTAGCTCCGCGTCTTTCTGCAGCGCGGCCTTTGCGCCTCCGTAGTGCACGGGTTGCTCTACGTGTACGTGCGCGTGGTGCAGGCTCCAGCCGCGCGCTCGGAGCCCCTGGAGCCCTGCGAGGATGGCGTTTATGCCGGAGGTCTGTTCCCAGGTCCCTGCGGGGACGCGTACGACGCCCGCTATGGCGTCGTCGCCGTCTACCGCTGCGATGCCCATCTTCCACTTGCCCAGATCGAGACCTACGTGCACCGTCATCTTCTGTCTCCCTTGGGCCCAGGGCGCTGAGAGGCTACCTCTTGAACCGATTCACTTGCGTCTTCCGCACCGTAGGGTCCCGCTGCTTTACAAGCAAGCGAAGTTCCGCCACGCGGTTCATAAGGCGCTCGTTCTGAGCGATGATGTCCAGCACCTCTGTCTCGGGTAGCTCCCAGGTGTTGAACCGGGCGCCGTCTACTTCGCGGCGCCTCCAGTACAGGCCCTTCTCCGCAAAGTACGAAGAGACGGTGGAGGCGGCGACGTGGCGCGGGCTTTTTTCCAGGATGGTCTCTGCGGTGCGCCCGTCGATGACGCTCGTCTTTCTGCCGTTGATTTCCATGTGCTTTCTCCTTCGTTGTCTTCACATACTACTAGTGCGTGGGTCTCCTGTACCGGGCGCCTAGCTGCCCGACTCGGGCTCCCAGGGCACCAAACGGCCCTCGACATACTCGGGCTCCGCGTCCTTGTACCATCGGCGCATCAGGGCGGGGAGCGCTTCCGTCTTGAGGTCGGGGGTGAAGTAGGCCAGTGCCCACTCCATGAGGCTGGAGAAGCGGGCTCCTGCCTCGTGGGCCTCTTCTTCGGGGCCCTCCAGGAGACCTTCATCGTGGATCCACAACCACGCTCGCCATCCGTACAAGGGGGACTCTTCCCCGCGGCGGGGGAGGCTCGTCTCGATGCTACGAGATCGCCACGGGTCTCCAGGGGCGTGAGGGTAGTCGATGGTAGTGCTTTGCTGCCCGCCCCACAGAGGCGTGTACATCTCCCTGATAGACCACCACATTGCCATCTTCATGGCGTCTGCGACGAGTCCCTGGAACCCGGTGTTGCATCCGTTGGTGTAGCGAACGCGCCCCCGGATGCGTCCTGTTACCCACTGCAGGTAAGTGAAACCGTATCCCTGGTTGGCCCTGTCCTCTTCTGAGAAGCCGTCGAGGT